GTCACGGACTGAAACTTATGTTATTAATTGAATAATAACCTTAAAATAGCAAATTAGTCGATAAAAACTAGCAAATTTATCAAAATTAAGGGTATTCTGTATTACATGAGTCCAAAAACAGCCGAAAACTTAACATTAAGGTGGGCACAGGGGGAAGTGTTCAATGCAAAAAACCGATTTAGGGTACTGGTGGCTGGCAGAAGATTCGGAAAATCTTACTTATCCTGTATCGAACTTGTAAATGCTGCGATCAAACGACCAGGCGAGACATATTTCTACTGTGCCCCCACATATCGCATGGCAAAAGACATTGCTTGGAAGGAATTGAAAAAACTCGTGCCAAGAGAATGGATACAATCAAAAAACGAAACAGATTTAAAGATTGAACTAATAAATGGCTCACTTATCGAACTTAAAGGAACAGAAAACGCAACCACGCTAAGAGGTAGAAGTTTAGCTGGTGTTGTGCTAGACGAGGCAGCCTTTATGGATTCCGATGTATGGTTTCAAGTTATTCGACCAGCATTAGCAGATAAACAGGGGTGGGCACTTTTTATTTCAACACCCGATGGCACGGCAAGCTGGTTTTACGATTTATGGTGCTACGTTCCAGAAGATATGAGTGGAGATTGGAGAAGATGGAGTTTTACTACAGTAGACGGGGGGAATGTTCCAGTTGAGGAAGTTGAGGCAGCCAAGGCGCAATTAGATAGCAGAACATTTAAGCAGGAGTTTGAGGCAAGTTTCGAGAATCTTACGGGATTGGTGGCTGTCAGTTTCAATGACGAGAATATTAGTAGTGAAGTCCAGGATTTACAGATGTTACCTTTAATTTTAGGATTGGATTTTAACGTTGACCCCATGGCAGGAATTTGTGCGGTCAAGCATAACGACTGTCTTTATGTATTTGATGAGATCATGTTGACGGGAGGAGCAACAACTTGGGATTTTGCGGAGGAGGTTATCAGGAGATATGGGGTAGATAGGCGAATTATTGCGTGTCCAGACCCTACTGGTAGTGCGAGAAAAACAAGTGGAGTCGGAGTTACAGACCACAATATTCTCAGGAGGAGTGGATTTACAGTTATGAGTCCGAAATCTCCTTGGAAGATCAGGGATAAAATTACATCAGTAAATACAGCTTTGTATGATGCAAATGGAAATCGTAGAACATTTATCCACCCACGATGTAAAGAGTTAATAAAAGCACTTAGAACTCTGACTTATGCTCCAAATACGGGGCTACCAAACAAAAACTTGGGAGTGGATCATGCGTTTGATGCTTTCGGGTATTTATGTTTGCAACAATTTAACCTTGTCAAACCAGAGACATTAGGCCAAACTTCGTTTAGAATATACTAAGAGTTACCTAATTCTTACCATGCCCTACCACACTGGAATGAAAAAGAAGAAGAAAAAGAAAAAGACCAAGAAAAAGTGAGACAGTTTAGACGGGTAAGACGAGATAAAAAGACGGGAGTGCCTAGTAAATACCTTACGGGTGCTCGAAATCGTAGTGCAAAGGCAAAAGAAATAAAAGATACAGCCGAAAAGTACAAAAAAGGTCAATATATTGATATACAAGCCATTTCTAAATTACGTTCCCAACAAGATGACACAGACAAGAAGAAGAAAACCTCTAAGTCAGGCCGTAGAAAAAAATCTTAAGGAAAAGGCGAAGAAAACAAGATTTACCTATGGTCAACTTGCCCAGGTTTATCGAAGAGGTCAAGGAGCGTATTTATCATCTGGTTCAAGAAATGTATCTATGGCTGCATGGGCAATGGGCAGAGTCAATAGTTTCATTAGTGGAAGGGGAGGGGCAAGAAAAGCTGATGCTGATATACTTAGAAAGACACCCAAAAAAAGGTAGCTAATGGCTAAATCAGCAGCTATGAGTAGATGTATGGGTTATGTTTCTACTGTTCGCAAGAACAAAAAGAAGAAATCTACCAAAAAATCCACCAAATCTAAGAAAAAATGATTGAAATTACAGATGAGATGCTCGACATCATCGAAAAAGTAAAAGGAAAGCGTAATCCTGCTCTTTGGGATCCTCGTTGTGAACAATATCAAAGAAAATTAAAAGAAGGTACTGTAAAAAAGTCAACAACAAGTTAAACTATCTATAAATACTCTTTTTTC